TCCAGCAATAGCATAGCTCTTTAATTTGTTTTTTATCTGCTGTTTATCAAAATCAGAGACAAATGTACCATTTTTTGGTTTAATACTGATCTGAACTTGCCCAAATTTAGGTGGAGTGAGTTCTTCACCTCCAACAACAGCAACAGATTCAGTTTTTGGATAAATTGATTGAATTATTGCCTCATAATCCCTTGGTGTAACTGCTCTGTATTGTGAAGAATATAATCTAGGTGCAAAATACTTAATAGAAGAGACATCTTCCATCTCAGCACCGTTTGAAGCACCATTCACAACGTTTACAGTGACTCCATCAGTCGGAATTACTGTTTGGGCATTCACATCACCTGGATCTCTATCAGTAAATACACCCTGAAAATCAAATACAGAAGCACCATTACCATTTTCACCATCTGTAACGATGTATCTTATGCTTACAATAGAGTTATTTTCTAATTTTTTACCAAAATAACCATCACCAAACATAATTTCATACTTTTCATCCTGAACTTCCTGTACAAAGAAGATTTCTGAGTCTTTATTAATCTTCAGAATGTTGTCAATCATGGAAAATTCCCTTCCAAGACCTGTATCACCTACTCCTTTTACAAAAACTTTGATAGTAGAGGCATCAATATTGGGATTTCCAAGTATAAATCGTTGATCTGTAGTATTATCTGATATAAATTGCGTACTAAGTACAGATCCTTGTAAAACTTCGATAGGTGATTCTGCAGAACCGAAGGTTGCAACCCCATTTACAATGGGAACAGACATAGATTGTGTTCTTGAGAACCTAAAATTGCTATTAACTCCTCCACCAACACAAACTAAACCTGGTTTTAAATGTAATAATTGCTTTTGTGAGTCAGTATTTACTGTAAAATATACTGATGCCTTTGCAGCACTCTTAGAACGTGGTACATAACCAATATTTCTTGCCAATGAAACCACATTTTCCCGAATTGATGCAGAATCAAGGAAGGATTCGTTTGCAACTAGGTTGGCATTAAAAGCATTAATATAGGTATTATATGCTAAAGTATCAATCAGTATTGAAAAATTAGAACCTTCAAAGTCAAAATCAGTAAAATTGCTGTTTGAACGAAGATAATCTCTTATTTGAGCTTTAATCTGATCAAAATCTAAACTTGTAAATTGAGTAAAAGGCATATTACTATCTTGTTGGTTCTAAAAGGAAGGAAAATTCTTGAGTTGGTCTTTCTAATCCAATAATATCAAATAATAAAGTAACTTCAAATGCATTTGCATCAGGGGTTGGATTTAATTGAACATTTAAATTATTCACTCTAGGTTCAAATCGTGTAACTGTTTCTATAATTTGATCTTTTATCACAGTCATAAGTGTTGGATAAAAGTTTTCAAATAAACTTGCACGAATATCAGTACCGATTGATGAATTAAAAAACCTTTCAGTTGGAATAGTTTCAACTAAATTTCTAACAGACCTTATAATGGCACGTTCATTAGTTAAAGTAAGCAAATCCTTCGTCACAGGATGTGGTTTAAAGGAAAAACTTATATCTTTAAATGCTTGTGATGTACGTTTGACTGCCATCTAAATGGTATATTTAGTATTATCTTCACTTATTTATAGAGGTTAGACAAAAAAAGACCCGAATCAATTGATCCGAGCCACTTTTGGTTTATTTTCCTTGCCCTCTATACCGTTTAGGTGCTTTATTTCGAGACGAAGCGGAGTATTTTGTATGTTTGCCGTTGCCTTGTCGAGACTTTTTCGGTACTGCCTCTACAAATGTAACTCCAGTTAGACTTTGTTTAAACTTTGCCATAATTAAATTTGCTTAATTTCAGTTCTTATATTTTGTGGGTTATGAGAACCATTGTCATAAAATTCATATGCAAGGTCCTCCATAGCACTAAAGTATTCATCTTGGGTGAGATTCTCAAAGAGAAGTCTATCACCCTCATAGATGCTATATAACTCTTTGTTTTTCATGCCCAACACGAACACGAGGATCGCACCATATCTCAAAGCCTGCTTCTTTTGCATCTAAGCAGAAGGAAACATCTTCTCCACACATATCTTGTACTTCACCAGATTCAAAGACTTGCATCTTTGGTGCAAACCAAGGATACTTCATTTCATCGTGTTCAAATACGCCCTTCTTAATCAGAGTCCATCCAAAACCAGTATAATCTACGGTAAATGGTTTCTTTCTTTTCGAGATGCTTTCGAGGGTTTCGTGGTTCATAACACCACCATTAGATCTAAAATCATCTTCTTCCATCCAATGAGCAACTGAAGTTGTTCTACCATCCTCAGTGCAATACCAACCACTAGCAATGTCTTGATCCATCAAAAGAACTTGCCAGAACTTCTCAGTGTTGAATACAATATCACTATCAATCCAGAGCTGGTAATCATAATTTAACTGTCCGTCCCAAGGTTTCTGATCAGGTCCACGCAATACATTAGCACCTAAGCACTTGCATCGAGCAAAGTTGACCATTGATGAGTAATCCTGAGAGATTTGGATACTTGCTCCACTTTGTACCAGATCAAAGCATATCTGAACAAAGCTCTTCAAAAAGGCATATGAGACTCCTCTACCAGGTAAACAGAATACTACTGTTTTCCCTTTGACCATCTCTCGTGCCTTATCATAGTCCCACTCTGGTTCTTTTTTGACAACGGGAGATTTCGCTTTAACTGTAAATCCTTTTCCCATAACGTTATGTAATTACAAGGTTATTATACATCAACTTACTTATAACGTCAATGATATTCGGTTATTACCCAGTAATCGTATTCAATATTAAATCTCCACCAAAAGGCATACTTGGAAAGGTATTAAAAGATAAACTAACTCGATTATGTTCTGATTGATTCGGTGGCACACTATGTACTAATTGACTACTAAACAATAATAGATTACCAGGTATAGATGCTAAATCTCTTGTACTATCTAAGTATGGATTAAATTCTGGACTTGCTTGAGTAATTTGATCTTCAAAAGAGTATATAAAATTCTTTAATTGACTATGAACACGTAAAGGAGAACCACCTTTAGGATCAGATGCAATGTAAAACGTACCAGATAAAAAACTATTACTATGAAAATGTGCTGGTAAATCCTGATCAGGCTTATACACATTCACCCAAGAGTTCATTATATCAATCTTCTGCTTACTATCACATACATTCAATGTGTAATCAGTAATACATTCATCAAACCAACTTACAAGTTCTCTTAATTCAGGTTGTTTACATATCCATCTATCTACAGACTTACAATTACCTTTAACTTCCTGATCATATTCTAACGTCTTAATATACTCATAGATTGATTCTAAATCACCATCCCACTCATATGCTACAATCGGTGCTATAGCAAACGTATGTATTAATTCTCCTTTTCTTTCCATTAGAAATAATTCACTGCAATTAAAATTCTTTTCTTTGCATCCGTAGGTGTACTACTACAATGTGGACGACTACCATCGTGTAACATTAACCTATTTCTCTTACTCATACACTTATTCTGTTCCTTAAAACAACTACTACCATCAGGACGATTAAACACTAAACGATCTGTTTGATCACATTTTATCTCTACACCACCATCTGACATTAATGTAAAACCATTATTATCATTCAGATATAACAATGCAGCTTTATGTGAATACGTCATATCTACGTGTGGTGAATGTATAATCTGTTCTCCTTGATTCATATACATTATAGCACGAGTTCTTATTAATGCCTTTACATCTAACAAAGTATATAATGGATGCAATTCATTATGCATCTCACTCTTTGGTACATTCGCATCAAAAATAGGATGTACAAAGTAAAAACTCTTATCACTATTCACATCACCCTTATAGGCAACTTGTTCCTGTAATGACCACCAACATTTATCAATCTGAGATTCTATATGCCCAAAGTAATCTTCTGCTACAAAATCATCATATACATTAAAATCTTTCATTAATAACTTGCATCCATTGTCATACTATCATCATAGTTAATACGTTCGTATGTTAAATCTTCAGTAAAATAAGAACGATATATTCTTCCCCATATAAGATCAAACTCATATTGGTTTAAATCTTTAAACAGTACCTCATCCTTTAAGTATATGTGATATGTACTAGTTTTCGTACTCTGTGATAATGAGCTCATCTCCATCAGTTTTAAATGTTAATTCTGTATCTTCAAACCAATCTTGGTCATTTATAACCCATTCAGGAATCTTAATATAATACTCTCCAGTTACAGTGTCAACTTCTATGGGGCGTTTTTCTTCTGCGGAATTTTTTCTCATACTCTAGATTCTCTTTTTGCATTATATATCAATTGCGAATTTTTTGCAAGTCAACCCTGTGGGCGTTTTTTAACAGCGAAAAAAAATTTGAAGTCTTATGGAATATTGTTCTCGCTTTCGTAACACTTTGTAGGTTAGGGTAGTTATGCTTTTTTAAA